CATATTTTACCGTGTTCCTTACCCAAAACGGTAAATTCACATTTACGTCAACTGTATCATAGAAGAAATCTTCTAATAAAGACTTAATACGTTCTTTATTAGAATATATGTTCATCATTTTTCCATTAAAACCGATTGTAGTTGATTCTTCCATGAATAAATCCAATGCACTTGATATAATTGGGTAAAATTCCATACCTTCATAATCAATATATGCTGGAAGTCTGGCTGCTTCGTATTGTAATGCCTTCTGAAAACCTCTATCAGTAGTTCTGAAGAATTTGCTTTGAAGTTCACGTTTTTGTTCGAGTTCTAAACCCTTTAAATGAATTTCTTCGGGAGAACTACCTTTAATAATGATCTTACTTTGTGTAATGGGCATTGCTGCACCAGTACTTATTGAATTTGTCATTGGTGTTGATTCTTTGAAGCCAAAACCATCTAAATTCAATGTTTTATTGAGACCCTGATATATTGTTAATTTACTTTTTTCTTCTGCCATTTTATAATTTATTATAATTTTTTATAAATACTATGATTTTTCTAAAAAGTCTAGTAAATATAAATACAATTCAGTTTTACTTTTTCTTCTCCAAACCACTAAATAACCAAGCATTTGCCATGTACGGATTCATTGGGTTAACGCTATTGATTGAAATTATTGGTTTATTTTTAACTTCTTGTCTACTTCCTATTTCAGAAATATCGTTAATAGTTAGTATTGCATTCAACATTTTTTCAGTAACACCTTTACTTTGTTTGAATCGTTTCATATCAAAATTCATCACATATAAACCAATTGATAAACCCATTATTGAATCATCATGAAAACTACGTTTATGATCAGCAACACGATTTCCTGGAACTGTAACAAATGTTTTTAATTCATTTAATAATCTAATTGAACGAATAATAACATCCTCCAAATGAATTGCTCTTTGCATTTCAAGAAGTACCGATGCTCTGTTATTTCCAATGAAAAATCCAGGAATTAAGTCAACAGTAATTACATTACCATCACTCATAGTCTTTTGACCTTTCTTAATATAACCCTGTAATCTGTCTCTCGATGGTTTATGAGTTACTTCAGCAAAATGGACATTATCGTAACCATATTCTAGTAGTTTTTCAACTGATTGAACACCATAGCCTCCAGTGATATCAACTACACAATAAGCGTTATTATATTTTCGACCATATTGATAAGCTACTTCAGCAAGCATTTGCGGTGTTATTTTTCCATAATATTCCATAACTTGCTCGACTTTATGTCTTTTTATTTTAACAGTTTTAGTCTTTCCATTTTTAGTAATGTCCTTCATTTCAATTATCTCAATTGTTTTCAGCATGTTAATTGTTGAATTATCTTCACCATGTCCTGGCGATGCATCAATTGTCATAATGTATTGTTCTTCAGGTTCAGGGTCTTCCCAAATCCATACGTTTTTATCCATGTATTCCTGACGAATAGGAGTTTTTATTTCATTGGTTTGAATTCTTAAAAGATATTCTTCTGCAATGAAGTTATCGCCAGATCCTAAGAATGAACAATTATGGTTTGAAAATTCATTCGCAAAATAATCACAATCTTTACTATCGACAATATCATAAAAATTACATCCATCAACTAGCTCAATTGATTTTACATAGAAATCTCCATCAATTGTAGTTAAATATGTTATATTTGGAACTAAGGATTTAACATACATATTTTTACCATTAGCTAAAAATATATGATCCTCACTAACAATAATTGTTGCGTTGTTTTCTAGTGTAACTTTATACCCAATATCTTTATAAGACATTGTTATTCCAGCAAAATCAACAAATTCACCTGAAGAATTTAAAATTTCATAATCTAAATTAATTAACATGTTAAAAATTTAAGACATTTATCGATTATTTCTTTAGGTTTTTTATTTCTATTATATTCATCAGATGTTATTATTAACATATCATAACCCATTTTTTTTAATATCGAATATCTAATATTATCTTTACTCGCATTATGCCAATAATTACCATTATATTCGATGATTTTATTTTTATATTTAAAATCAATCATCATAACAGTATTTTTATGATTATATATTTTTGGAATTTTAATTACATATTCTTTATTTAGTTCATGAAAATATGTTTCATTTTTATCTCCCAAAGAATTATATATATCCCAAAATAATTCTTGAGAAATTTTACTAAATCTATTAGCTTTTAATGTTGTTAGAGTTTCCATTTTTCTACAAACATATAAATCATACTTATCATATCCATTTTCACCATATTTCTTAATAAACCATTCTAAACTATTCGTTTTGTTGTTGTTAACAATTATTAACCAATCTGAATGATATTTTTCCCAATTATTTAAATATTTTTTTTTAAACCAATCAATTGATGGATATTTTGGTTCACAATGTGAGCATATAATACTAAATTCTCCATTAGAATTTAATTTCCAATGTTTTAGTTTATTATGTATATCGCAATAAATGTTAATTTCATTAATTAAAACATATAATCTATGTGAAAATTTATTTAAATTCTTATCTAATGAATTCATATGTTGTGTATGATGATACACACTTGCAAATAATTTTATATCTTCCGATATCAATTTTCTATTACCAGATTTTCCTAAATAATTTTTATATGTATCATGTAATAATTCAATTGTTTTATTTTTATCATAAAATTCATTAGTTTTTTTTATGTTATTAATAATTTGTGTCCAAAATTTTTCTGCAGAATTATTTGTCTTTTCAATAAAATCTCCAATTGTTCTATCAAAAACAAATATTTTATTATTTTTTGATATTTTATTGATTTCACCATTATATTTTTTTAAATATAATAATTTTGGATATAGTGTTTTATTCATAGAACAAATTTGCATCTCAACTGTATTGGTATTAATATTCTTAATTAAATTTGGATGGTCCTTATTAAACATAGATAATCCACCTTTAATTCTATATTTTTCAATATTAATAGCAATTATTTTATTGATTAAATCTTTCTTCATTTGTTTATTTTTATATAAATACGTTGAAGAATTATTTTGTTCTTTTAAATTTTGATATAAATCATCAATTCTTATTTTTTCAATAATACCAGTTTTTTTATTTCTGATAGTTAATAATGCTTCACCGAATACACAAAGTAATTCTTGGGCAATTTTACGCATGTCACCATTGGCATCTTTAACCTGTTCTTCAAACCAAGGAGATGAGGCTTCCCAACCATCATCCATCATTTGAATTCTGGTTAGTCTATCAAATCCATCGTCTTCAGTACGAATTTCATTTTCTTTACCTTTGTTTTTTAACCAACATAATTCCTTGTTATAACGTGGATCATTAAACCACCACATTTCTACTGCCTTGAAGTTGTTTTCACCTCTACGAGCACCATCAAAATGTTTATAGAATACCGCATCAAGACCTGATGGAGTAGATACCATGATTGCAGAACCACCAGTACCAAGTGTTGGTTTTGCTGCAGTCCAGAATTTATCACCCATGTCTGTCCATGCTGTTTCATCCCAGAAGATCAATGTTGGTGTCATACCACGAAGACCACCTTTTGCGGAGAACGCACCTAATTTGGAGTTGTTATCGTAAATTTTTAACTTCTGAGTATCTTTGAGATTCTTTTCATTAGTTTCTCTACCAGTCTTAGGTCTTAACCAAGCAGGACATCCTTCGATAAATAAAACTACGTCACTCATGATTTCATCACGAGCAGTTTCGAGTTTATTTGCAATAATAGCTACCTGTCTATTTGCGTTAAACATTACATACCATGCGATATAAGCACATGTGGTTGTAGAAATACCTGCCTGACGATATTTATTCGCAACTACAAGCCTATTTTTACGATATGTTTCAATTAAATCTTTTTGGAAATCAAATAATCTAAATGGGACAATAAGACCAGCTAAACCTTGAGTCTGGTCAAAGATTGTTAAATATGTTTCAATAAAATATATTGGATTTGTGGCACAACGAAGAATTTCATCTTCTTGTTCAGTTTTGGTTAACTCACTTGCTTTTTTTGCTGTACCAGATTTAGTGACAATAATTGGTTCAAAATTACCTTTTTTTCGAAGTTCTTCAGCTAATTTTCTGGCACGTTCTTTTTCAATTTCTCTTTGAGTATCAAACGGAATTACCGGAACATGTTCTGGAGCATCGCTATCAAAAGATGTTTCTAATTTATCTGTTTTCATTATAAATTTTTATAATAAATACTACGATAAAATTTAAAACGCAAAGTCCGATAAGTATCAGTGACTTATCGGACTTCGAAATCTTTTTCACCTAAATGTGGTTGAATAGACAATTATTTGATTTTCTTCTGTATGGAAGATGAATTCAATTATAAATATTGAATTAATTAAACTTTACTGAAGATGTTTCTATGAATTCATTATTTTTTAAAATAATCTTTCTTGAGTATAACATGTCCTTTAATCTAGCTAATGTCATTCCATAATGAAATACTAGCAATGGTAATTCCTCATCTGATTTATCAAATAAATTATCATATTGATTATAACCATTATTATCATCTTCAATTTGCCTTTCAATTTCATAAGCTAATGCATGTATTGTGTGATATCCATGCATATATGGTCTATCAACTGCTTCATGTAAACAGAATAAATCGAATGATTTCGTTTTTAAGCTATAAATTCCATCAGTAAAATCACTACTAGGTGGTAATGCATGATCACAGGCAGGTATTAAATCCCAACTCCAACCTTCAATATCAATATTTGTTTCATCATTTGAAAAAATGAATTCATAAAGTCCTTCGTCTTTAGAATTATAACCAATTTTTAATACAAAAATCAGTTTTAGCTTTTTATCATCGATTTCCATGTGATCCTTTTCGCATAAATACTATCAATGATTATATTATTCGGTTATTTCTAAACCAGTAAGTCTTTTTATTTCGCTTAATGTAATTGCTATGCACATATTAAATTCTCCCGATTTAATATTTAAAAAACGTATTAAATACATATGAATAAACATGATAATCACGGATAATCCGATTAAACTAAAAGAAATTATTGGTAATCTAAAACAAAATATTCCAATTAATAGTAATATTAGACTAATTTTACGTGTTAAAATTTTCCATGATAATATTACGTGTAATATGTCATTAATATGATAGAATAAAATTCTACGATATTCCAACCAATCACAATCGGAGTTATCATCCTTAATACCTTGTATGCGTGCAAAAATTGCAAACTCTTCTTTCTTCGAACCACCAAGATATGTTCTACTTAATTTTAATTGAGAATATGTCCTATTTATCATATACTATGTTTTAGTTATTATACGATTAATACAAAAATATGTTACAAAAAAAAACCCGAAAAAAAATCGGGTTTTTAAAAATTAAATTCATTATTTATGCTCCACCACCGAACGTGTGTCCACCCATACCGCTTGGAAGATTTTTGTTGGGTTGAAATACAACACTTCTACGATCCGGTGCAACTCTCAGTGTACCATCACCTGCTTGGGCATATTGTTTTAATATATTAAATTTTGTTTCAGGTGGAGTTATTTCTGCAGTTCTTCTAACAATTCCATAATTAGGATTATTTAGTATTTCTTGGAATACAGAATTGAATATATTTTCAATACCCTGAATATCATTTTGTTGTAATTTGGCTATTTTTTCTTTAGCACTGAAACCAAAAATTTCATTCACTTCACCCTTATTTTTTTTCACGACAACATTTTCATATAATTTAAATTGTTTGTCGATAACTGCATCAAGTTTTTTCAAAGTACTTGATTTTTGATTTTCATTTAGACTTGGTTTTCTTTTTCCAGCATTTTCTTCAAGACGATTACGAATATATTTTCTCAATTTTCTTTCAGATTCATTCATGGAAATATTAACCGATTTGTCTGGACTAATATTAATATCGAGACCTGAGGTTGGTGCACCATCTGGTTTAACAGTTGCTACGCCAAGACTCTGAGCACTAGGAGCAAAACCAGTTAATGGTTTGTCGCCACTTTTTACAAACGAATCCTGATCTTCTTCACCACCTTCTAATTCTTCATCGTCTTCCTTTAATGGTTGAACCTGAGTATTTGCAGGATCGAATCCTTCTCTCTTAATGCCTTTACCAGCAGTTGTTGCGCCAATATTAGCAGTTTTACCTCTGGAAACCTGATTAGCTA